GCGGCCTCGATGTGCTCCTGGGCGATGACGGCCTCATCCTCGTCGGTGATGTGCAGCGCGACGTTCGTGGCCCGCTCGAGGTCTTCCTTCGACGCCGCCGCCTTGGCGAAGCGCACGACCTCCCGCAAGGCGTCCGACACCGGCTCGGGGGCGGGGGTGGGCTGGGGCGTTTCCTCCTGCTTGCTGCGGGCCTGCAAGCGCTGGCGCACTGCGGCGCTCCCCTTGGGGGCCGGGACCGGGTCCGGCGGGCTCACAGGCTCACCTGGTGAGCCTGCGGCCCCTTCCTTGGCGTCCTGGGCAAACCAGTCCCCCGGGGTGGAGATGCCGTCCCGGAGGCTGGTGAATATCTTGCCTAGCTGGGCCATCATCCCGGGGGTGATCGCCTCCAGGCGGCGCTGCAGGCGCTTCTCGATCTGGCCCTTGGTCACACCGAAGTCGGCGAACTGGGTGAGCATGGTCTGCAGCCGCTCGGGCGTCACCTCGAGCTTGGTGACCAGGGTCTTCTCGCACTGCTTGACCGCCGCCTCGACGACGTCGCCCGGGACCACGCGCAGCACGCACGCTCGCAGCCGACGGCTCGCGGCGTTCGCGACGTGCTCGTAGATGTCGCGCGGGTCGTGCAGCGTCTTGCGACTCCCGCCAGCCTGGCGCTCGTGCACCACGTCGAAGACCATCTGGCAGCGCGTGCCGGTCTGCATGTCCCAGGCGAAGGCCTGCACCTTGGTCGCGCCGGGCCGCTCCTCGAGCACGCGCCAGCCGAAGTCGAGGTGTCCCCAGTACTGCGCGATGCACTCCGCGAGCCGGATCGACGGGCCCCGGATGTCGGTACCGCCGCGCGCGTACTCGTAGAGCGCGCCCTCGGCCAGGCTCGGGCGCGTGCAGGCTTGCAGGATGCGATCCATCACCGCCATCTCATCGCGCGGGAAGCGCCGCGCCATCACCATCGCGGTCTGCACCTCGGCGGTCTCGCGCGCCGATCCGGTGACGGCTGCGAGTTCACCGCCGCCTGGGTGTGCCGCGACCGGCGCGTTCGCGAATGGGTTCGTGACCTGTGTCTGCTCGTTCATGATGCCTCCGTCAGTGCGGCCACGCTCTCACGCGGCAGTGGTTGAAAACTGGAGCGCCCCTGTTGGAATATCTCGCGAGCTAGCTGCAACTGCTCGGCCTTCAGGAACTTGCCCGCGATGTTCGCAAGCTCGGAGGCCGTCTTCAATTCCACCGTGCCGCCGCGAACTTCCTCGTACAAGGTGCTCATGTCTTGCTTGATGTCGTTCAGTGTTTTCATCTCGTCATCTCCTTAAAAGTAGTCGCTGCACGCGCAGAGTCGCGCGTTTTGCTTCGATCAATTCGCCGGGGATTGCGTCGCGCGGAAGTCCGTTCCTCGCGAGCATACCCCGCACGATATTGTCCGTAAGTTTTTGGCTTTGGTCGCGCGAGTAAGCCTTGATGTACTCGCAGTTTTCCAAGCGCCAACGGCGCATCCGTTCAAGCACTCGCTCGCGGTTCCTCAAGTAAAAAGAGCGGCGCTGTTTAAGCACTCGCTCGCGGTTTTTCTCGCGCCACCTCTTGGCCCAATTCCGTTTCTGTTTGCGAGTGCCCTCAAGATTCTTATAGTAAGAAGCGCGTTTGCGTTCTCGCTCTGGTGCAGGGTTCTTCCGGTATCTCGCGCGATGAAGTGCCCGCTCTCGCTCGGGGTTCTTCGAGTACCTAGCTCGCGCGGCTGCCAGTAGGCGTACGCGGTTCTTTAGACGCCAAGCGCGTTGCCACGCTCGACTCCGTTCGGGATCACTGTGCGGCATCCCGTTCCCCTCGCCTCGCCATGCCTCGCCATGCCTCGCCTAGCCGCGCCACACCTTGCCGTGCCGCACCTCGCCTCACCCGGTTTCTTTCAGCCGAGAAAATCTCGAATCAATGTAGGTCGACGGCCCGACGGAGTACGCCTTGCGGGCGACCTGCTTGCGCGTGAGTTGCATCTCACTCTCGGCGAAGACCAGACGCGCACCGTTGCCCAAACGATGGAGCAGGTGGGCCTTGCAATTCTCGGCGACTGCCTCGTAGCTTTTCGCGCGCTCGGACGCCGACACGAAGGTCTGCTGGTACAACGTGTCCTCTGCGTTCGCGATCACCGTCGAGCCGTCGCTGCCGCTGAATAGGCGCTGCATGATCGGAACCGAGTCGATGTCCCACTCGGGCGGCGGCGCGGTGTTGGTCTCGACGAGCTTCCAGAATTCGCGCTCGCCGTCGACGATCATCTCCTGCAGATCGAGGTCGGCGGGCACCTCGTACACGCGGAAGTCGTTGCCGCCGATCAGCACCGCGATGTCGGCGACCTCGAGGCCGGTGACCGCGAGGTAGTGCTGCACCTGGATCAGATAGTGATGCGGCACCTCGTCGCTGCCGCTGCGGCCCCAGCCGTCAGCCGTGCGCGCGGTCTTCGCCTCGAAGATGCGCTGGTCATCGGTGACGCCGTCGACGTGCGCGAGCATGAATGAGTGCTTGGGATGTCGCAGCGTGCCCTCGGGCAGGCGCACGACGCGCCCGGTCATCGTCGCGTACTCCTGGCGGATCACCGGCTCGAGCAGGTGGCCCCAGCGAAACGCGGCGAGGGTCGAGGCGCTCGGCTCGGGGCGTTCGCGCTTCTCGAGGAACAACGCGAGCGGTGTCTTGTACGGCGACAACGCCAGCGCGGGTGCTGCATCTGAACCGCCGATGCCGGTGTGGCGCTCGGCCAACTGCTCTTCTGACAAGCTCATCTACGCCTCCTGGAGTGAGGCGCAACACCGATGCCCTGTCGCGACGGTGCGGCGCGATGTAGTACGGTTTAAGATAAAGCCGGAGCGATTAGCCTACTCGTTGACATGCGCTAATGCAAGAGGCCCCGGGTTGCGGGGCCTCTTGGGCAAAACAAACAACGACTTCGGACTAGAAGCTAAACGCGACTCCCGCCGACAAGTAGTCCAGCTTGGAACTGCCGATGGTGCTGTCATCGCCGACCTTGGTGAAGTGGTCGTATTCAGCGCGGATGCCGACCTGGGGTGTGATCTTGTATTCGATCCCCACGCCGATCATCGGTGTCGTGTTGGAACTCGACTGGCTGGCCTGCCCGAATCCACCAGCGGAAACGGTCGCTGTCGCATCGACGCTGACGTTCCAGATGCCGAGCTTCCCGTAGAGGTCGACCTTCTCGCCGACCGGCAGGTAGCCGACCAGGTTGACGCCGAAGCCACTGCCGGAGAACTTCGCGGTCGCGGTGCCTTGGGTGAACGCCGCCTTGTAGTTGTAGTCGGACACCGCGAGGTAGCCGAACTCGACCGAGGCCTGCGGCACGAACTTGTAGCCCACGCCGACCAGCACGGCAGTTGCCGTGTCGTTCACCGTGGAGCTAAGGTTCGTAGCACCCGCAGCCCTCAACGCCGCATCGTTGCCAGCCTGATCGATGTCGACCTTCGCCGATCCGACCTGACCGAACACGTAGAACGGATGCGCCTCTTGCGCGACAGCGCCCTGCGCAGCTAACAGCACGAACAAAAACACTAGCTTCTTCATTGTGAAACCCCTCTCAGTTGTGATGCGTTGGAAAATCTAACTTCTCTCTCCGTAGTTCCTTTTGAATGCTCACGGCAGCGCCCACACGCACGCGAAGCCGAGGATGGTGCCGAGCAGCGCGCCGAGCGGGCCGAAGAACTGCCCGACCCCGTAGCCGATCAGCGCGAAGCCGCCGCCGAAGATCAGGAACTTGACGATGTCGTTCATGACCGCTCTCCCTGGTGCGCGCGCTCCCAGTCTTCACGCGTGCCGTTGTCCGAGTGAACCCACGGCGTGCTGCAATCGCACTGCGAGATTTCCGCGTACTCGTTGCCCGAGCCGCGCGGAAGCTCGAGGTACTGGTTGCGCATCAGCCGGTCGCGGCGGTCCTGGCCTAGCTCGTGCACCTCGGCGAGCGCTGCCGCTGCGTCGCGCACCGTGTCGAACACCTCGCAGTAGCCGGGGAGGCACCCGTGTTGTCCTGCCATTCCGATGAAATGCTTGTCCACTTCGTTCTCCTGAGTTGTGATGCGTTAGACCCGAAGAGTGATCGGGCGCTTGCTGGGCTTCGGCTGCTGATCCTGGAAGTAGTCCTGGACGAGGCTCGCACCAACGCCGAGCCCGACGGCGACGATCACCATCAGGCACGCCGCGATGGCCCGGAGCGAGCCGAGCATCTGCTTCACTTGCTGCTCGTTCATGACGACCTCGCCTTGAAAGGGATGCGCTTGAGCCCGACCAGGTGCTGATACAGCATCAGCAGCGCGCCTGGCATCTCGGCCACGCCGCCCTCCCAGTCCTGCCAGGTGCGGCGCGCGACCCCGATGGTGGCGGCTGCTTCCGCCTGGGTGTGGCCGACGCGCTCGCGCGAGCGCGCCGGTTCGATCACTTCCTTCTTGCTCATCTCGTGCTCCTTCTCTTCAGTGACGGGTGCGATGACGCGCGCCTGGTTCACCCACACGCGTCTCACGCGGGTGCGCGGGCCATGGCGCTTGCTCCAGTTGTGAACGATCCCATCGCGCACCGCGATGTAGTGCCCCTTGATCTGCACCACGTAGCTGCCGGTGGGATTCGCGCGGAGGAAATACGCGAGCGTCGGGCGTCTGTTATCCAAGTCCCAGGTGTTCAGCCCGAAGCTCATCGCGGCGCTCGACATGATTCCGTTCCGCGTGCCGTGTCTCTGCAGCCGACCGTGCGCTGCCAGGGCTGAGTGCGCGGTGAAGTACGACACGCCCGCCGCGATCCGCAGCGCCCGCACCGCACAGTCGGCCCGCTCCTTCGCGAACGCGACCGGCGTGTGCGAGTACTCTTTCGTCGCGACTCTCACGACTGCACCAGATTGTTGAGGCGGCAGAACGCAGCGACGTAGCACGCGACCGGCATGTCCGACTGCGCGATCATCGCGGCGTCGTTCGCTGCCGAGGTGCGGGTGTACATCTTGCGGGCGTTGGCGCGGCGCAGCCTGTAGCCGTTCGCGTCGCGCTGATTGGACAGAAATGCGGCTTGCTTGTCAGCGACGCCCGGGATGATGCGGTCGACGTTGAGCCACCGCTGCTTGGTGCTCTTCACCCCGGTGTTGTCGGGATCGATGCCGCGCTCGATGCACGCCTGGCGCAGCGTCTTCACCGGCTGGGCGACTTCCTGCTGCTGGGCGCGCCTCATGACCGCTGATCCCAGGTGACGTTGTACCCGTCGGCCATCACACCCTCGACGATGTCGCGGATGTAGCGGTGCTCGACTGCGTACGCCACGCCGAAGCGCGGCGCGTCCTCGGGCAGGTGCTCGGCGCACCAGATGCGCGCGCCCTCGCTCATCGGGCGCAGCAGGTAGATGCTGCCCTCGTTCTGCACCTCGAAGTCCGGCTTGTTCAGCGCGCGGTCGACTGCTTGCCGTCCGCTCGCGTAGATGCCACGATTCACTTTGTCCACTGTGTTCTCCTGGTTGATTGACTACAGGAAACATGGTAGCACGGATTCCGTACATGAGGCAAGCACAATGTCACAGTCTAGGCACGGATTCCGTGTCCTTGATTCATAAGGGTTTTTACGACCTCTCCTCGAGTGTGACATAGTGCTTGCAGGAGGCACGGATTCCGTGCTATGCTTCGAGGGTAGTCAATCAACCAGGAGAAGTGGACATGAAGAACCAAGGCAGCAAGTGGCACGTCAGGATCAGCGTCCAGGTCGGCGAGAACAACGCAATGACCGCCACGCACAACTTCCGCACCAAACGCGAGGCGCTCGCGTTCATCACGAACTGGCGCAAGACTGAAGACCGGGCGGACGCGGGCGTCGAACTGTTCCGGCACCACGGCGGCGGTCTGCTGTCGAAGGCGGCGTTGTGAGAACCAAGCCGCTCTTCCACCCGGCGAAGCTCGGCGTCTCGCGCAGCGACTACTACTGCTGCGCGTGCAACCGCGACATCGCGAAGGACGCCAAGGGCACGCGCATGGTCCACCTCATCGACGGCGGCGACACCGTGCTGCACCCCAGCGATGAGACCGCGTACGTGAGCGACAGCGGCGACCTGGGCGCGCAGCCCATCGGCTCGGACTGCGCCCGCAAGCTCGGCCTGGAGTGGTCCCGATGAGGAAGCCGAAGCTCGAGGCCCTGGTCCGCGCGCTGCTGCCCATCGTCCAGGCGGCGCGCCTGCGCAACGCCACCAGGATCGCCGAGCGCCCGCGCCTGTCCACCGAGCGCGCCGCTCCGGCCACAATCGCGCAGTGGAGGAAGCGCTAGCTCGACCTCGCAACCAACCAGGGCCCTCACGGGCCCTTTTTTTTGCGCTCGAAGATTTTCGTGAACGTCAGCGCCGGATCGATCTGCAGCATCTTCATCATCTCGGCCATCGACAGGTCGACCGGCGGCTCGGCTGCAACCTCGAAGTGGCAACCAGGGTGCGCGGTGTCGAAGTCGCGCAGGTGCTGCAGCCACTTCTGCGCGAGGTCTTGCGACATCGTCGCGATGGTGAAGACCTTGGTCACCGCCTCTTGCTCTTCCGCTTCGGTGCGGGCAACAGCGAGTGCAGCGTGTCGCGCGTGCCTTCGACGTGGTGATACGTCTTGTGCCGCAGCGTGCCTGGGCCAGGATCGCCCGCATGGCGCGTGCCTGACCCGCGCGGCGCTACCGACTGCGGCCTCTGCAGCGTGTAGTCGCCTGGCGCGAAACCAGCGCCACGATCAAGCGATGTGATTTCGCGGTTGACCGTGTGACCGACCGCATACCGTGTCGCCGTGTCGCCGTCCACGATGTACGCCGTGCGCGTCGAGATGATCGCGCCGTCCACGCCAAGCTCGCGCTTACATGCGACCGCCATCGCGCAGCCGTTGTGATCTTTCTTCGTCGCGCTCTTCACGTCACGCTCGTTCACCGTCAGCGCAATACCCTTCTTCGCGTTGACAATGTGCTTCACCTTCGGGAACATCGACTGAACAATCTGCAGGGCTGCTGGCATCACACTCTCCTTGGTTATGGAATAGTTCCTCGTCTCACGTTTGAAGCAGGTGCGGCATCGGTAGCGGAACATGTCGCCGACGCGGTAGAGCGGCACCTCGCTCCAGGTGCGTTTGTTCCTGCAGCGCTCGCCCTGGCAGATGCCGACGCGCTGGTACGGCATCGGCTCGAGCCTACGACGGGGCATCGTCGGGGAAGCGAAAGCCTGGCGGTCCCCAGCCCGGCGGAATCTTGGCGGCGATGTCCGCGATGGCAGCGCGCAACTCGTCTTCGGTCTTGAACTTGCGGTGCAGCGCCTCGAGGATCGTCTCGTACGTGTTCATCGAGCCCGCCG